GAAGACGAAGTCGGTCTCGGGCGTGCGGCGCGGCTTCACGGCCACAGGTCCTGGGTGATCAGGCCGACCACGAAGCCGACTACTCCCGCCAGCAGCGCGATCCAGAAGTGGCCCCAGATCGCGGTGATCGTCAGCAGCGCGGCGGTGAGCGCGATCGGGCCAGCCCAGATCCGCAGCGCCTTGCGCGACCCGTGCCGGTGCCAGTCGAACAGCAGCCAGGCGGCGCCGACGACGTCAAGCACGAGCCAGACCCAGAGCGGGACGGGCTTCACCGCTCGACCCGGACGAACACGCGTGACATGGCGTTCAGGTCTTCGGCCTCTTCCCAGTGAATCCGCTCCAGCAGCTCATAAGGAACGTCGTCGTCGACGATCTCCTCGCCCCAGTCGTGCACGACCAGGAGCTCGCCGGGCTGGAGCAGCGGCGCGAACACCTGCACCTCGCGCGGCTTGTCGCCGTCGTCGCAGAGCAGGATGCCCGGGACCGGCAGCTTCGAGCGGACGAGGCCCGGCGCGGTCGGCTCGAGCAGGTTGACGTACTCGTAGCCGGGCGGCATTCGGTCGGGGACGATGTTGTCGAAGGTCGTGAAGCTCATCCCGCGCGACTCGGCCTGAGCGCCGAGGTAGCGGGCGAAGCCGCCCTGCCAGGTGCCGAGCTCGACGATCCCCTTCAGCTCCGGGTGCGCGTTCAGGACGAGCTCCCAGAGGTCGATGTCGCCGCGCGTCTGGAGCGTGGCGAAGCCGCCGAAGGTTACGAACTCGTGATCCACGGTCTAAGGATCGTGGATCGTCCGGCTATTTGCCGCCGCCGCCGTAGCCGCCGTGACCCGCGCCGCTGCCGCTGCCGCCGGTCGTGGCGGGTGCCTTTGCCTTGTTCGTCCTGAGCGACTTGCCGCGGGTGTCCGGGCCGAGACGTCCTGCCGGCCCGCTGACGCCGGGAGCACTCGCGATCTCGGTCTCGCCGTGGCTCATCACGCCTGCGGGGTTGGCTGCGCCGGCGACGATCGCCTCGCCGTGGCTCTGCTGGCCAGCCGGGCTGCCGCTCGGGGCGACCTCGGTCTCGCCGTGACTCTGCTGTCCTGCTGCTGGTGCCATCGTTTCCTCCTAGCGCGCGTGGTCGTCGCCGATGATCCGGCGCCGCCGCTTGCGCATCGCGGCGGTGATGGGCGGGTGCTGCGGGCCCGAGCGCGGGTTCGCGCCTACGGTGGTCGCGATCGGGCGCTTGATCGTCGAGGCCATCAGCGGTACTCGGCCTCGTCCGTCTTGCGGACGCGGATCGGGACGCCGTGCTTGAACAGGCGCCGGATCGCGCGGTCCTCGGACCAGCGGCGGTACGCCTTGCGGAGCTGGGCGATCACTCGCCCCACTCGGCGGGCAGTCGCTTCAGCGTGCCGTCCGCAGTCAGCCGCTCGCGGCCTTCCTCGTCCCAGATCTCCGGGTCGGGGACCATGTGCGCGTTCTCGTCCTCGTCGACCTCGGGAAACTCGAGCTTGCTCGTTTCCTCGGCTTCCGGCTGTCCCTCGAGGATCTCCTCGCTCGAGACCACCTCGGCCTCCGGCTGCTCGTCCGTCGGCTCGTCCTCGGTCGGCTCCTCGGCGGGCTCGTCGGTCGAGCTCAGCGCCTCGATCGCCTCGAGCACGGCGGCCTTGTTCGGCAGGTTCTCGGGCTCGGCGATGCCGGCCTCGCGGGCGGCCGCGTCGAGCTCCTCGCGCGTCTGCGACTTGTCGGTCATGCGTCGTCTCCTTCTCGTTCCAGACCGGTCAGGTGCTGGCGCTGGTCAGCGCCGCTGTTCTCGGGCTTCATCGCCTCGGCGACGGCGTCGTTGATGCCTTCCTGGCGCTGCTCGCTCGCCGGCTGGCTCTCGTTCGGCTCCGGCCCAAACGGGCCGAACACGTTCTCGCGGTTCATCGACATGCCGCGTCTATCGGCGCACGAAAAGCAAGAGGCCCGCCGGAGCGGGCCTCTCTTGCCGGTCGAGCAAGCTCGATCTAGGTGGCGCTGTGCTGCAGGATCCGCATCGCGTTGGCGAGTACGACTCGCCCGTCGACGCGCTCGAATCCCCTGAAGCCGATCTGGCCCGTGGCGCTGTAGAGCTCGTTCTGCCTCTGCAGCGAGAAGCCGTCGACTCGGCGCACGATGTAGCCGCGCTTGATGTTCCCGAACAGCACGCTCTTCGCCGACGCGGCCGGGGCGGCCATGTCGGGATGCGTGTAGACCGGGTAGCCGGCGAACGTGTCCGGGTCGCCCTCGGCGACGTTGACCGACCAGATCGGGTACCCGTCCGTGGTGCGGAGCAGCCGCAGGTTCTTGGCTGCGCCGTCCGCGATCACGAAGCTGGCGCCGTTCCGGTACTGCGCCGGCACCGCGTAGATCACGGAGATGATCGACGGGTAGTCGAACGTGAGCGAGTTGCCCGAGGCGGCCGTGACGACGGTCACCGCGGCCGAGGCATCGGTGATGCCCTGCGGCTGGCCGGTGCCCGTTCCGTTCACGTAGCCGGTCTCCTCGAGCACGCCGATCCGCTCGCCGAACTCGGTCGCGAGGAACGAGTCGAGCGGGAACTGCGAGTCGGTCAGGAGCTCCTCCGACACCTTGATCGAGGTGCCGGCCTTGAAGGCCGAGAGGTTGACCTGCGCGAACGTCTCGTCGGAGAGTCCGTAGGCGCCTTCCTCGGCCACCCAGGTCGCGACACCGTGCACCGTGTTCGCCGGCACCTGGATGGTCTCGCCGGAGCTCGTGGTCAGGTTGGTTGCGAGGTTGCCGATCGAGCCCATGAACCGCAGCGACCGGATGATCTGGTCGTAGAAGTTCGTCGGCACGATGAACGCGCCGACCGCACCCGACGCCTTCGAGAGAGCACGCTGCTCCTCGACGTCGAGCTCGGAGATCGAAGACACCGTGAGGTAGCGCCAGTACGCGGAGCGCACTTCGGGCATGTCCCAGGGCTTCGGGCCGGCGGTCTGCTTGCGGTACTCGCCGAGCGAGATGGGCGCGTCCGGGTCGTCGACCCGGTTCTCGATCGGGCGCGTCAGCGCCTTGTCGATGTCACGCTCCTGGACGAAGATCTTCTCGGCCCTGCGAGCGCGCTGCTCGAGGTCCTCGTACTCCTTCTCCATCCGGTCGAACTCGGTGGTCTCCTCCGCGGAAAGCTCGCGGTCCTCTTCCTCGGCCTTGTCGACCAGGGAGCGGAGCTCTCCGTGCAGGTGGGCGCGCTGCTCGTGCAGCCGCCGAATGTCGTCGCGACGCATCGCTACTCCTTCAGTGAGATGGACATGACAGCCAGGCGTCGCTTCCTTGCTGCGAGCGCTGCGCGAGAGCTGCTTGCCCCAGATGCGTCGTCGTCCGGAGTCGCCTCGCTCTTCGAGCGCGCCTCCGCCTCCTCCTCCGGATCGTTCTTCGCCACGTGCAGCGGGTTATCACAGCCGCCCGGGCATCCCTGCTCTTGGCAGGTCGGAGTCGGATTGTCGTCGGGCTCCTCTACCACCGAGCCGTCGCCCTGCTCCACGAGCTGCGGGTAGACGCCCGCGTGGAGCTGCTGCAACGACTCAGGAGAATCGACGTACTGCATCGCCAGCGACCTGAACTGGCCCTCCGCCGAGGCGAAGACCGGATCCCAGGTCGGGCTGACGTCGGTCAGATGCTTGAAGCCAATCAGCGTGCGGTGCGGCTTGCCGCTGCGGAACTCGACCCTCGAGTTGCCGCGGCCGGCGACGAAGCCGTAGCTCATCGCGTCGATGTCGCCGCGGTTCGCGAGGACGCGGAGATCGCGCCCGAGCGAGGTGTCGGCGACGTCGGCCGAGACGGCCAGGCCCTTCGCGTCCTCGTCGAGGCGCAGCGTGCCGCTCCTCGTCGAGGCCAGCAGGGGCAGGCCGATCTGGTGCTCGTAGAGCATCGGCACGGCGAGCTTCATCTGCTCCATGACCGCCAGCACCTTGCGGAACGAGCCACGCTCGACCGACTCGGTGAAGGGGCCGATGTCGGCGTCCTCGCCGAAGACGGCCGCGTGGCCCTCGAACTTGAAGCCCTCGCTCCACTCGCTGACCTCGACGTCGTCGAGGGTCGCGGAGCGATGGTTGGGCGTCAGGTCGAGCGCCTCGATCAGCAGCTCTGGCTTCACGCCTGCGTCTATCGGCGCGGCAAGCGGACTATTCGCCGGCCAGGGCCTCGTCGGCCTCGGCCTCGATGTCGCCGGCGAGCGTGAGAACGGCGGCGAGCTCTTCCTCGCCCTTGGCCGTCGCGGCCAGATCGCGGATCTTGCGGAGCTTCGAGCGGAGCTGCTCGAGGTTGTCGTCGCGCAGGAGCAGGGCGTCGATCGCCTCGTCGAACTCGGCGCTGATCCGGGAGGCGGCCGTCGTCCAGTCCTCGCCGAAGCTGTCCCTCAGCTCGCCGACCCCGAAGTTGCGCGTGCGCCGCTCCTCCTCGATCCGCTTGCCGAGCTCGGGGCGCGGGATCGCCAGCAGCTCGATCTGTCGTTCGCGCTTCACGCCGCGCCTATCGGCTAAACAGGCCGGGCCCGTACAGCTGCGCCCAGTCGGCGCCGTCCCAGTAGCTGACGTAGCCGCCGTAGAGCAGCTGGTGCGCGCGGCGGACGTGGTGGCGGTAGTCGAAGTAGCGGCCGCCCGTGTACCAGTCCGGGCCGACGAAGTCGCTCAGCTCGACCGGCTTGCCGTCGAGGCCGGGCCGGTAGTAGCTGAACGATGTGTCCTCGACCGGGTCGGCGACCTCGGCCAGGTAGAGGCGGTCGCCCTGGATCGTCCTGGTCAGCTGCGGGTTGACCACCATCTCGTCGAGCTCGTGCGAGGCGATCAGCGTCCAGTCGGCGTCGTAGATGACGATCGCGTAGGGAACGCCGCCGGGGCCGAGGAAGTGCCAGCCGCCGCCGTCCAAGAAGCTGACGGGATCGCGGATCGTGATCGTCTCCTTGCCGGCTAGACGCTGTCCGCGGGTCGCCGCGTGAAGCGTCACCGGCTCGCCACCCCACCACTTCTGCACTTCGCGCACGCCCTGCTGGAGCGCGGGCAGCGCGGTGACGATCTCCGAGCGCTTGACGGACGAGCTCCTGCTAAGCACGTAGATCTCGCGCGCCTGCGCGGCGCCCGCGAGCGCAGCAGCGAGCACCAGCCCCGCGGCCGCGAGGCACAAACATTTGCGCAAATCTTTCATCAGCCGCTCGCCGCGCCTGTCATCAGGACTGTGGCCCTGCGCTGCGCCTGCTGCTCGGGCGTCAGCTCGGCGTTGCCGTTTCCGCCCGCCGGCCCGGAGGGGGACGGTCCGGCGGGCGGCGTCGCTGGCGCCACCGGCTTCGGCGTCGCCTGCGTCTTGGTCTGGTCGCCGCCAGGGATCTTGCCGCTCAGGCTCGGCTCCTTGGCGCGGACCTCGTTCGGCGTGATCGCGTCGATGTTGTAGAGCGACGTGTAGAAGGTGCCGCGGGTGGCGGTGTCGGCGCGGAGCAGGCCCTCGAGCACGAACTCGGGCCGGTAGATGTTGAGCGGAAAGATGCCCGGGTCGTTCGAGACGGCCTGGGCGATCAGGTTCGTCCAGGGCGCGACCGCGAGCGTCGCGAATTGCATCTGATTCCCTTCAACGGTCGCGTATGTCAGCGAGTCGCCGGTCGATCCGCCGAGGTACGAGGGCGGGATTCGGAAGATCGTCGCGACGTCGGTGCGGCTCATGTGCTGGGCGGCCACGAACTCGAGGTCGGCGAGCGGAATCGAGAGCGGCCGGAACTTGACGCCCTCCTCGAGGATCACGACCTCGTGCGTCTTGCCGGCGTAGACCTGCTTCCAGCTCTGGCGCAGGTTCTTCATCCCGTCCTGGCCGATCACGTCCGGGTGCTCGAGCACGCCGGAGTGGACGGCGCCGCGCTCGTAGAAGCCGCCCTCGAACTCCTCGCGCGCGAGCGCGTTGCCGAGCGACTGCCGGCACATCGCGATCGGCGAGTGGCCGACGACGCCGTCGGTCGAGAAGCCGGCGATGTGCAGCACCTGGCTCTCGTCGAAGGTCGTGTAGTTGTTGTTGCTCGGGTCGCTCGCGATCCGGAAGCGCTTCTCGACCCCGTTCCACAGGACCTCGACCTCGGCCGGGTCAAGCAGGTAGAGCTCCTCCACCAGCGGCGAGGGGTTGTCCAGCGTGGCGCCGCGCTCCTTGACGATGAAGACGTTGCCCCAGCCGAGCAGGTGCACCATCACCGTCGCCCAGAAGCGGTGCGCCGGCGTGGCCGGGTTCGGCTTGTCGTGGAGCATCGACCAGGCGCGGTGCTGGCGTGCCTCCTCGACCTCGCCGTCGCCGAGATCCTTGAAGGTCTTGAACGGCAGCATCCCGATCGTCTCGCTGATCAGCTGGATCGCGGCGAAGACGGGCGACAGGCCCATCGCGTTCTCGACCGTGACCTTCTTGCCGGAGTAGGTCTTCGAGCCGCCGAGCGCGTCGTAGAGCCAGCCCTCGGGATTTCGCAGGCCGCTGCGAAACTCGGCGCCGTCGACGATCCGGCGGGCGATGCTCACCGTCGACCGGCCTGACGGCCGGCGCGAGCGGTCAGTAGCGAGGTGACGGAGCTGAGGAGGCCGCCGACGATCAGGCCGGCGGGCAGGTAGATCAGGGAGACGCCGACGGCGATCGACGCGTAGCCGCCAACCAGGGCGAGGTCGACGACGTTGCGGTTCGCCCATCCGTGGCACGAGCGAGCGGAGCGCAAAAGCACTTCAACTACTTTTTCGCCGGCGTGGCGAACGGCGACCGTGCCGGGCTCGAGCAGCTGTCCGCGCAGGTCAAGCGTCGGCTTCGGCACGGTCCAGGCCGTAGGCTCGAGCGGGTCCGTGCCAATGGGATCTCGATCAGGCTCCACGCTGCGTCAATCGGAGCCGGGCATTACCCCAAAACATTCGGCTAATGCGGGTCGGGCTCGACCTCGCGCGGCGGAGCGCTGACCGTCTGGACGCCGCGCGTCTGGTAGACGGAGCCACGGTGGCGGGCGGCGCGCCAGTGCGACATCGCGCCGGCCTGCAGGGCGTCGATCACCTCGGAGCTGCGGAGCTCGGAGACGCGCCAGCCGCGCTCGGTCTTGACGCCGGCGGCCGCGAGCACGTGCCGCGTGAAGACAGGGTCGTCGGCGTGTAGGGCCCGCCCTTCCTTGACGTCCTGGTAGAAGCGCTGGTACGCCATCGCCGGCAGGACGCCGTTCTGGTAGACCGGCGCGCACTTGATCCGTCGGCGCGAGAGCCGCTGCGCCTCGCCCTCGAAGAAGGTCGGGTCGTACACCAGCTCGGCGATTCCGTAGTCCTCCTGCAGCTCGAGGATGAACTCGAACAGGAGTTCGAGCTCGACGCGGCCGCCGGGCACGAAGACGTGGCGCGTGCTGCGGTCACGCTCGTGCTCGGGGTTGGCCGACCAGACCTTCACGCGCGTCAGGACCTCGGGCGGCGGCGGCTCGCCGTCCTCGGATTCCGGAAGCTTTCCGGAATCGTTCCGGGGCAGCTGCTGCGACCAGCCGATCGCGCTCGTGTCGTGCGTCAGGCCGACGTCGACGGCGACGAAGATCCGCTCGCGCCGGAGCTGGGCGTCGGACGTGCAGCGCTTCCAGGGCATCGCCGGGATGAAGACGTTGCGGGCCTGCGTCCAGCCGTTGCAGTGAAGACGGACGAAGTCGAGCTCGTCCATCCCCTCGACCTTGCCCGCTCTGAAGAGGGCGAGCTGCTTGCGCAGCACCTCGACGGTGACCCAGCTGGCCGGATTGCAGGCCTCCCAGATCCGCTCGTCCTCGAGGATCTCCTCGAGCTCGACGTCGTCGGGCGGCCCGTACCACCAGAGCAGGATCCCGTTCTCGAGGTCGCGGCGGATGTGCAGGCAGGGTCCGACCCCCGGGACGACGCAGCGCTCCTCGGCGTCGGCGAGCTGCATCCACTCGTCGTAGTAGCCGCCGAGCAGCGACTTCTTCTCGTAGCCGGCGGTCGTGATCGCGTACAGGAACGCGTCCTCCTGCTTGTGCAGCGCGGTGAAGAGCGCGGTGAACGTCTCGACCTGCTCGCGCGACATGAACGCCCAGAGCTCGTCGACCAGCGCGGCCGACGTCGAGCCGCCGTGCTGCAGCGAGCCGGAGCTCGCGAGCAGGCGCATGACGCCGTGCGTCTGCTTGTGCGTGACCGCGGTGCGCGAGGTCGAGAGCCAGTTCTTCAGCTTCCCCGGCCGGTTGTCGACGCCGCGGTCGACGAAGGCGCGGGCGAAGTCGGTCAGCAGCTGCGCCTGGTCCTTGGCGCCGGCGATGTTGAAGATGTCGGGCGCGGCCTGCCGCGCCATCAGCTCGAACAGGCCGAGGCCGGCGGCCTTCGGCGTCTTGCCGTTGCCGCGCGGGATGCCCTCGAGGATCACGCGGTAGAGCCGGCGCCCGTCGGCGTCGACGCGGTAGGCCTCGTTCAGGATCTCCTGCTGCCAGGGCTCGAGCACGAACGGCTCGCCGGCGTGGTAGCCCTTCGGGTGGACGAGGTAGGTCGAGAAGAACTCGCCGACGACCGGGCCGATCGTGCGGATCTTCGGCCGGCGCGGCTGCCTAGCCACTGACGAGGCGCGGCTTCAGGTCGAGCACGGCGGCACGCTCGGCCTCGGCCTCGATCGCCCCAGCGGCGCCGACGAGCGCGATCCGCGAGCGGGCGGCCGCGGTCAGGCCGTACTGCTCGGCGAAGCGGAGGAACATGCCGTGCGCTGCGCGCTCGATCCCGAGCGCCGGGTGTTCGGTCAGCTGCCCGGTCGAGCCGAGGGCGAAGATCCCGTCCTTGCGCAGCGCCGCGCGTGCCTGCTCGGCGCGGGCCCACTGGACGCAGAGCGCCGTCAGCGCCGGCGCGTCGATCGCGTCGGCGACCCGGGCGGTGTGCAGCACCGCGACGATCTCGTCCCAGAGCGCGCTCCCCGCGGGAGGCAGGTTCTTCGGTTTCTCAGGCGCGCCGGCGCGGATCTTGACCGGCTGGCCGAGCTTGCGCTTGCCGGGGTTGCCTTCGCGCCGCTTCTGCTCGAGCGGCTTCGGCTTGCGACCCTTCATGGTTGGCGTATCGGCGGCTCATCGCGCGACCACGTACTTCCTGACCGGCTTCCAGGTCGAGACCGCCGGCGGCGCGGGATCGTGGTAGCAGGCCGGCCTGCGCTCGACGATCATCAACGTCGTCAGCGACGAGACGCGCGACGTCGAGCGGGCGGGCAACGGTGGCGTCCGGTGCCAGCCGTCGCAGTGCCAGCACCAGCGGAGCACGCGCTGCCTCATCGCCGCGGCGGCTCGAGCTCGCCGAGCGGCCCGATCTGGACCTGCCGCGCGAGCAGTTGCTCGTCGACGGCCAGCTTGACGACCTTGCGTCCGATGCGCTTCAGCGTAGAGCGCGCCCGCTCGGTCAGCTCGCCGCGGTGGTCGATCGCGACGACGTCGGCCCCGGGGCCGAGCTTGATCAGCGTCCGCTCGTAGCGCCAGCAGCTCCGACGCGTTCCGTGGCGCTTGCAGTCGGGGTCGATCGCACCCTTCCGGCAGCGGCAAGCGTTCCGCTCAGAATCGCTGATATCGACTCTACTTTGGCCGCTCGCGGCCTGGGGCGGGTCTGTGCGGTTATCTACCCGCATCGGGCACTCCTTCCGTCAGAAGCGCTCTCAGCCCATAGATGCCAAATGCGCGGAGAGGCCTGTTTGGCGTGTATCAGGACGGCTCCTCGCGGGTCAGCTCCTGGAGCCGGTGGAACTGCTCGAGCGAGGCGAGCCGGACCTCGAGCTTCGTGATCGCGGTCAGCTCCGAGGCCGTCGCCTCGCCGTCGTCGTTGACGGCGCGCTGGGCGAGCTCGGCCTTGCGCCGGCGAAGCAGAACCTCGGTCTCCTTGATCTGCTCGGCGAGGTCGCCCACGCCGTGCCTATCGGCCCGCTCCGAAAGACGAGGCGTGACTGCGCTCGTGACCGGCGGCGCCGGCTTCCTCGGCTCCCACCTCTGCGACCACCTGCTCGCCCAGGGCAAGCGGGTCATCTGCCTCGACAACCTCGCCCGCGGCTCGACCGAGAACCTGCACGGCGGCGACCTCACCTTCGTCCGCCACGACGTCAGCGTCCCGATCCCGGACGACTTCGGCTTCGTCGACGAGGTCTACCACCTGGCCTGCCCGGTCAGCCCGGACTACTGCCAGCGCAACCCGCTGGCGACCTTCCACGTGGCGATCGAGGGCACGCGCAACGCGCTCCAGTTCGCCTTCGCGAAGGGCGCCCGCTTCCTGCTCGCCTCCTCGAGCGAGATCTACGGCGACCCGATCGAGCACCCGCAGAAGGAGAGCTACAACGGCAACCTGAACCCGGTCGGGCCGCGCAGCCCCTACGCCGAGGGCAAGCGCGCGGCCGAGACGCTGACGACGATCTACCGCCGCGAGGGCCTGAACGCCGGCATCTTCCGTCTCTTCAACGTCTACGGGCCGCGGATGCGGCTCGACGACGGGCGGGTCGTGCCGACCTTCATCCGCCAGGCGCTGGCCGGCGAGCCGCTGACGATCTTCGGCGGCGGCAACCAGACGCGCAGCCTCTGCTACGTCGACGACATCGTGCGCGGGATCGGCCTGCTCGGCGAGAAGGACTGCCGCGTGCACGGGCCGATCAACCTCGGCAGCCAGCGCGAGATCTCGACGCTCGAGCTGGCGCTGCTCGTGCTCGAGGCCACGGGCTCGCCGAGCGAGCTCCACTTCGTCCGGCCGGGCGCCGCCTACGTCGAGGAGCCGCGCCGGCGCTGCCCCGACATCACCCGCGCCTTCGTCTCGGTCGGCTGGACGCCCCGCGTCGAGCTCGAGGACGGCCTGCGGCGGACGATCGCGAGCTACGCGGAGCTGAGCGCGGCGTGAGCCCGCCCCGGCCTAAAGCTACGAAGCCGAAGGTTAAGCCCGTCGACCCCGACGCGCTGCGCGACCGGATCGTCGACCTGCGCCGCGTCCCCAGCGAGGAGCTGCAGGACAACGAGCGCAACTGGCGCGTCCATCCGCACGCGCAGACAGAGGCGCTCAAGGAGATCCTCGACCGGATCGGCATCGCCGGCGCGCTGACCGCCTACTACTCGGAGCGAAACGGCGGCAAGCTGACGCTGATCGACGGGCACCTGCGCCGCAAAGACCACGACGCCGAGTGGCCGACGCTGATCCTCGACGTCACCGACGAGGAGGCCGACCTGCTGCTCCTGACGATCGACCCGCTGGCGGCGATGGCCTCGACCGACGACGGCGCGCTCGACACCTTGCTCGAGGAGACGAAGGCGCCGACGCCGGGGCTGCAGGACCTGCTGCAGACGCTGGCCGCGCTGCGCGACGGGACGCCGCCCGAGCTTCGCCCCGAGGAGGCCGGCGGCCCGCCCGAGATGGAGCTGCAGACCTTCGAGCACTACGACTACGTCGTCTTCCTGTTCAAGGACGTGCTCGACTGGCGCTCGGCGCAGGAGCTGCTCGGCCTGGAGAAGCAGGCCTTCACGCTGCGCGACGGCAAGACGCGCAAGATCGGGCTCGGCCGCGTGATCGACGGCAAGCGCCTGCTCGAGCTGCTGAAGCGCAAGTCCTGATGCTGCGCGTCGTCATCCCGAGCAAGCGGCGATCGCGGACGATCCGCAAGCACACGCTCGCGCTCTTCCCGGAGGCGACGGTCGTCGTCGACGAGGCCGAGCGCGACGACTACCTCGAGGTCGTCGACGCCGACCGGCTCGTCACGCACGCTGGCCTGGAGCCGATGGTCAAGATCTACAACTGGATGCTCGACACCTTCACCGCGGAGGGCGACGTGCTGGTCGTCTGCGACGACGACATCCTCGAGCTGAAGGCGATGCCGGGCTGGCGGCCGCGCCGCTACCGCGACCCCGAGGTCGCGATGCAGGTGCTCGAGAACGCGGCGCAGTGCGCGATCGACGCCGGCTGCGCGCTGTTCGGCTTCAACCAGTGCGAGCACCCGCTCTACTTCCGGCCGCAGGCGCCGATCCGCCTCAACCGCTGGGTCGGCACCGTGCTCGGCCACGTCGGCGACCACGGGATGCGCCTCGACGAGCGCGCCTACTGCCACGGCGACGTCGACCTCTGCCTGCAGAGCCTGCTCAAGCACCGGATCATCTGGTGCGAGGAGCGCTGGGCCTTCGTCGAGCTGCAGCAGACGAACCGCGGCGGCAACACCGGCCAGCGGGACGCCGAGTCGGACGCGGAGGAGCGCGCTTACCTCAAGAAGAAGTGGGGCCGGTGCATCAGCTTCTCGACCCGGTCCGTCGACCCCGACCGGCGAGCGCGAGGCCTCGACGCGACGAAGCTGATGACCTCGCTGCGGGTGCCGCGCAAGCAGGCAGCGTGACGTGAAGGTCCCGATCTCGGCGACCTTCAAGCTCGACTACGAGCTCGACGACGACGTCGAGCGGATCGACGTCGACGCCGTCCACAGCTTCCTCCACGCCGAGTCGTACTGGGCTCGGGGCCAGGCGCGCGAGACGACCGAGCGCTGCATCCGCGAGGCGGCGCGCGTCGTCGGCCTCTACGAGGGCGACGTCGACGTCCAGGTCGGCTTCGCGCGCGTCGTCTCCGACCGCTGCTCGGTCGCCGTGCTCGAGGACGTCTACGTGCTCGAGCCCTGCCGCGGCGCCGGGCTCGGGGGCGCACTCGTCCGCTTCGCGGTCGTCGGCGACTCGGAGCTCGCGAAGCTGAGCTGGTTCCTGACTACGCGCGACGGGCACGACTTCTACCGCAAGCTCGGCCTCGGCTTCGAGGCGCCGGGCCCAGGCGTGCTGAACAGGCAGCCATGCGAGTAATCGCGGTCGTCGCTCACGCGGACGACGAGGCGCTCGGCTGCGGCGGCGCGCTGGCGAAGCACGTCGACGCCGGCGATGACGTGGACGTGTTCTGCTTCTGTCTTCGCGGCTTGTATGACGAGTTCAAGCGCTCGTGCGACATCATCGGCGTCCGCGACCTGGTCTCAACTGACGCCGGCGACCAGCGCTTCGACGCGGTGCCGCTCGTCGAGCTCGTCTCCGCGCTCGAGGAGGAGATCGGGCTGCCTGACCTCGTCTACCTGCACAGCCCGGCCGACCTGAACCTCGACCACCAGCTCGCCGGCCGGGCGGCGCTGACCGCCTTCCGCCCGACAGGGCGGCATATGCCGACGCTGCTCGCCTTCGAGACGATCTCCTCGAGCGAGTGGTCGCCGGAGCCGTTCGCGCCGAACTGGTTCGTCGAGCTGACCCCGGAGCTGCTCGACCGCAAGATCGACGCGCTCGACTGCTACCCGGGCGAGCTGCGTCCGCAGCCGCACCCGCGCAATGGGCGCGCCATCTGCGTCCAGGCCGAGGTCCGCGGTATGCAGGCCGGCGTCGAGTGGGCGGAGGCCTTCAAGGTGATGCGGCATGTCGTCTGAGCGCGACCCTCGCCGGGCCTACCGCGTCGTCGACGACTTCGAGGACGAGCTCTGCTATTACACCGGCGCGCCGCTCGCCGTCGCGGTCGACTCCTGCACGAACGCTCTCTTTCTGGCGCTCACTTTCGAGCGCTCGCTCTACGACCACGCGCCGATAATGCTCGACTCGGTGCAGTTGCCGCGCCGCACCTACATCGGCGTCCTCCAGGCGGTGCTGAACGCCGGCTACGAGGTGACGCTCTGGGACGACTCGAAGTGGCAGCAGACCGGCCACTACCGAATCTTCCCGACCCGCGTCGTCGACTCGGCGCGCTGCCTGCACCGCGGCATGTACAAGCCGCGCACCCTGACCTGCCTCTCCTTCCACGCGGCCAAGCAGCTGCCGATCGGCCGCGGCGGCGCGATCCTGCTCGACGACGAGGAGGCGGCCGCCTGGCTGCGGCGCGCGCGCCACGACGGCCGGGCCGAGGGCGATTACGCCGTGCCGGCGACCTTCCCCGGCTTCCACTGCGCGCTGCCGCCTCCGGACGCCGCGCGCGGGCTCTGGATGTTGAGCCGCTTCCCGGACCACCCGCCGCCGCTCGCACACGACGCCTATCCAGACCTGAGCGGCCTCGTAGGCTCAAGCTCGACGACGTCGGGGTACTGACACGGGCGTTGGCGTGTATGTCATCGGTTCGCGCGGTGGCCGCGCTTACGGGCGCTTGCGTGGCTCGGCCGTTGTGGCTTGATGGAGATGTTGCCAGTCGGTTCGCGCACGCCTTGAGACGCGTGGCGGCTCGACAAAAAAAGGGCCCGCCGCCGAAGCGACGGGCCCTATCCCTCCCGGTGACGGCGGTTAGCTTACGACCGCAGCCGGCGGTAGTCGAGCTCCTGCTGGGCGAGCTGTCGCGTGTACTCGCTCGCCTCCGGGTACAAGCCCTCGACGAGCGCCTGCAGCTCGGCGTCGGGTGCCAGCGCGAGTTCGCCGGCGGTGGCGTCGCGAAGCGTCGTCGGGTTGAGCTTGCGTCTGTTCTCGCGGTCCCAGGCGAAGTCGTCCATCAGATCACCCGGTACTTGCCGAACACCCGAGCCTCTTCCTCACGCTCGATCTCCCACTCGCGCTTGCTCTGCTGCTCCGCGTCTTCGGCGTTTCGGTACGCCGAGTCGGTGGCGATCCGCCGCTGCACGGCGGCGTCGATCATCCGCTCGGCCTCGGCCTCGTCGATCACGATCGGCTCGTGCACCTCGGCCTGGCCGGGATGCTCGCCTCGTTCCCAGGTCTCGCTCATGACGAGCCTCCGACGACGAAGACGTCCTCGCGCTGCGTGTAGCGGACGAGCCTCGTCGGCTTGCCGGTCCGCTGGGCGAGCACCCGGCAGGCCTGCTTGACGACCTCGAGCGCGCGCTCGTCCTCGCCCGTATAGACGAACGGCGTCGGCTGCGACAGCAGCCCGGGCAGCATGATCGCCGCCGGCCCCCAGCCGCCCTCGTTCGGCCCGTGGTCTTGCAGCACGGTGTAGCAGTGGTCGCTCGGCACGAGCTGCGGGTTGCGGAGCGACTCGCTCAGCTCGCTCGGATGCGGCCGCCCGAAGACGCCGCCGGAGTCGATCGGTCGCTTGCTCATTCGGGAGCCTCCCAGCTCAGGCCCAGGAACTGAGCCACGTCCACCAGGGCGTCGTGCTCGGCGTCGTTGCTGTCGCCCTCGAGCGCAGCGACGATGACGCCCGTCAGTCCCTCGAGCTCGAGGTCACTCGCTTCAACGACGGCGCGACGAATCGGTGTCATGTCCTTCATGCTTGGCTCCTCCTCTTGGCCGACGCGGCAACAAGCGCCTCGGCGATGCCGCGCAGGATCGCGCCTCGCTGGACGTCGGTGCTCGGGAAGCCGTCGATCGTGTCGATGACCTTGGCCGCGAGCTTCTCCGCGAGCTCGGCACCGACCTCGCCCATCTGCTCTTTCAGTAGAGCCTCACTTTGCAGCTCCATCGTTCCTCCTTCGGGCTCGCCAGTCGGCGAGCCATTCGTGGTCGTGCCAGACGCAGTAGCGCGAGCCCTTGGCCGCCCACTGCCTGCATCGCTTGCCTCGCCGCTCGCCGAGCTTGCACTCGCCTTCGCAGCGCCGCTTCTGCGGCTTCGACTTCGTCCCGTCCGTGCCCCAGCGGGCAAGCGCGATCGCCTTGCCGGGCGGCCGCGTCGGCAACTCGAGCCGTCGGAAGCCGTAGAACAGCGCCGAGGCGTAGCCGCCGAACGTGCCCTTCTCCCGCTGCTCGGCGAGCAGACGAGCCAGGTCGTTGATCGAGCGCCCGCCTTCGTATAGCCGGTAGCAGGCGCGAAGCTCGTCGTCCGAGAGCAGGCGCGGGCGCCCGCCCTTCGTCGGTGGCCTGCGGTCGCGCGTCAGCAGGTGCTTCCTGACGCCGTTCTCGCGGTAGACGCCGTTCTGTGCCGAGCGCCGGCGCAGCACGTCGCCGCGACAGCGCCGGCAGAGCAGGTACTCGCGCCAGCGGCGGCCGCCGCGACGTCGCCGTGGTCCCGCCGGCGCCCCGGGCATCGGCCGCATCAGCCCGATCGGCTCTACGCCGGGCTCGACCTCGCCGCCGCAGTCCTCGCAGACGCGCAGGACCGGGACGACGAGCTCGCCCGTCACGCCGCCATCTCGAGCTCTTGCTCGAGCCTCGTCTCGGCGGTCGCGCCCAGCTGCGGCCAGAACAGCACGTGCTTGTTGCAGAGCCTGTGGCCGCCGACCATGCCGCGGGCCTTGTAGCCGCAGAGCTCGCACTTGCCGGCGGCCTTGCGCCTCACCATCGTCCTCGGCGTCAGCGTGCGCCGGTTGCACCAGCCGCAGGTCTTGCCGAGCGTCCACTCGCGGCAGTGGGCGCACCAGCACTGCTCGGGCACGTGGCCGTTGCGGTGCGGCAAGACCGCGGCCAGCCGCGGCTCGCTCTGCCAGAGATCGGTCAGGTCGAGGCCGGTCAGGATCATGTCGGCCGTCTCGAACTTGACCGTCTTCTGCTCGACCACCTTCCCGTACTTGTTCGTGTAGACCGGGTGGCGGATCGCCGAGATCCGCCGCGCCACCGCCGCGGCGTTGACGCCGGTCGTTGCCGCGATCGCCTCGGCGGTCTTGGTCACCATCGGGTCGACGGTCCTCGGCAGGTCACGGTCGCGACGCTTCTCGATCTCCCGCTCAAGGATCTCCGCGATCACCTCGCGCGGGACGTCGGGGCCTTGAGCACCCCTCATCTCGAACCTCCTTCGGTTGCTCAAAAAGCGGAAGCTGTCAGACGGATCGGACAGCCTCAACGCGGAGCCGAACGGCTCCCGCCCCGGCCACTGCTGGCCGGGGCGGCAGGCGTCAGCCGGCCGAGCGGATCAGCGCGCACATCTGCGGCTCCGCTCCGTCGGGCGGGTCCCAGCCGTAGCTCGTGTACGCGGCGTCCTCGACCTGGCGCCGGCTCAGCCCGAGCGCGCAGGCCATGTACTCCTCCGCGAACATCTCGCCAGGCGGCACGTCGACGTAGACCCCGGGGCCGCTGACGCGGCGGGCCGTGACGCAGTGCTTGGCCCACCAGGAGCAGTCGACCTGCGCGAGCGCCTTGAAGGCCGTCCGCGCGGCCGGGGTCATGTCGGCGAAGTCGAACGCGTGCCCGAGCTCGTGCAGGAACAGGCCCTTCTCGAGATGCGCCGTCCAGCCCTGGTTGAACGGCGGCAGGTCGTAGAAGGGGACGTCGAGGACGCCGGCCGTGGCGTGGTGCCAGGGGGGGTTCTGCCCGAGGAACGTGCCGCGCCACCAGACGCCCGGCAGGTACATCGCATCGCCGTTCTCGACCCAGATGCGAGCGTCGGCCAGCGGCACGTTCAGCTGGGCCGCGTGCGCCCAGTTCCAGTGGCGCTGCTTGGCGCCGTACATGTGCAAGCCGCTTGGCGCCTTGGCCTGCGTCTCGATCCCCGGCTCCGGCCGCCCCTTCAGCGAGCAGACGCCGCGGTCGACGACCAGGCGCCCGCCCGGCGTCTCCGGGCAGGTCCAGGTCGTGGCGCCGGCGAGCGTCTCGAGGATCCGGGCCGCCCTCGGCGGGCGAGCCGAATCTGCTCGTGCCAGCACGACGCTCTCGCAGCTGCCGCCGTAGGGCGACTGCTCCTCCGCGATCCGCTTCGTCGCGATCGCAACCGTGCTGTCGACGAAGCGCGGCCGGTAGCCCTCGGCCGCGAGCACCCGCGGCAGGGCGGCCAGCGCCCGGCACTCCGCGTCGTGCTCATACGCCTTGCTCGGATCGGTCAGGCGGTTGCCCTCCCGCCACTGGCCGACGTGCGAGGCCTCGTGCAGCAGCTCGATCGTGCCGATCTCCGCGACCAGCGGCGTCGTGTGCCGGTGGAGGATCGTGCGGAAGTTCAGCCTGCAGATCGCCGGCGAGAGCCAGACCCTCGCGTTCGCAGCATCGGTCACGGCTCCGACCGCGATCCCGTTGTAACTCGGGGCCGCCGAGCAGTTGAGCTCGAACGACCCGTGCGCGTTGGGCGAAGCCAACGCGACCATCGTCGCTATCAGTGCAACTCCGTTCATCGTCTTCTCCTCTCGTGGAGCCGGACGGCTCCCGCCCCGGCCACTGCTGGCCGGAGCGGCAATCGTCAGCAGACCGTGCGGTACGCGGGCGGCGTCATGGCGTGCCAGACGTGCGCCCAGGCGACGAGCCGCGCGAGGTCGGGGTTCGGTACCTGCCTCGGCACGAGCCTGAGCCGGCCGTGGATTCGCTTCAGCACCTTGACCGTGACGAATCTCGGGACGCCGAAGACGGAGGTCGCGTCGCCGGCGAAG